ATTCTCAGAAAGAATGACCTTAGGGTAATCTAACTTTGAAACAGCTTCTAGTTAAGCTAAAGTTTGGACATGGCAGCCGCTACATCAAAACCCACAGAATACGGTTTGTAAAACTGTGAGTTTGGTGTTTTGGTACCACTCCTTTGAATAACCATCGAGGGAAAGATAGCGTCCGGTAAAAGACAATATCGATCTCTCCGCGCGAACATCTTCGCACCCTGGGTGTCAACCTGGGATAGAAGAGGTGATGGCTTTGGAACAAAGCTTTCACGTGGTTTCGTCAAGAATGCCTTGTCTTCTGAAAAGACTTTTACATTCTTATTGACGAAACTTTGTTTCGAAAAAGTTCCAAGGACTGAACGTGATAAGACATTTAATTCGTTAAGAGTATAATCAACACAATGGATGATAACTCTCTCACGGAATAAAGGTCGTACTTTATTTAAATTCATTAATTTGAAAGACTCCGTTTTGACATAACGGTTCTTTTTTCTTAAGAATCTTTTTAAAGATTTCTCGTTCTCTCCTTCTTCGAGCTCCTTCTCCTCTTTGGGGACAGGATATTGTTCACTCTTGTTAGAGAGCATCTTTGCAAGTTCTTTGGGTACACTGAAGTATCCCGGATAAAGTTCTCGCACTTTTGCAATCTTCTCGAGGTCATGAATGTAAATCAACTTATCAGTGTCGGTTATTTTAGAATTTTCAATTCCCAAACCACCATAATAGGTTGAAACATCCAGACTTCTAGGTGTCTGTTTTAGGGACTCAGTGTATCTTACGATAGTTGATTTCCTAAAACGATTCTCCAATGCTTTCCTACAAGTAGGGATATCATTGATAGAACGACACACAAGTTTAAACTTTCCTGTGAGTTTTTTCTCACAAAGGGAACAACAATCGGCTGTCTGTGGCAGACAGAAGATTTGTGAATCAATAGAGACCCAGTTTTTCGATAGGTAATTTTTTCCTAAAGATAGCTGAAGTCCAATCGATTTCGCATTTTGTTTCCAATTCTCATATTCAGTCAAAGTAACTCTTGCTGCAATATCATCACCATGGAAAAGAGCTGGAACAGTTTTTAAAGACTGCCCGGTAGCTTTACACATTGTGAATGCATTAAGAATACTTAGAATAGGGAATGAGAGAAGACTCCCCATGAGTTGTCCACAACTTTGCACGACTGGTGACAGTCCTGTAATAGGTGGATACTCGATGAGGTGATGTGAACCTTCCCATTTACACCATTCAGCAACCACTGGGTAACGATCTTCCAGCTCCTCGCAAAGTACATCAAGTACTGCTTGAGAAGCATGAAAGTTTAGTTCGTCAGTGGCGGCAGTGTAATCTCCGGATAAAAGATAACTTTCATTAGTCATCTTTCCCAAGTGTTTCAAATCATAGTCTGGATTATGACATGGTTCAAAACATTCGTAACTTTTTAATGCTTTTAACATTGCTCTTGATAAGGGCTTTAAAGCAAAAGTTTCGAACTGTGGTTTTGTTATCATACGAACTTTTAATGGTTCGGGGACTGCAAAAGCCATAGCTTTGGATAAACCGGTAGGGGGGGTTGCGGGGAATTGTAGTGCTAATGGATTTTCAGGATGATCTGAGATTGTTTGCATCCAGGACTTATCCTGGTTTTGGAATGCATTATCCCAGCGCATTAGAGACTCTCTAACAATATCTGACACGTTAAGTGTTCCTGTAATATATCTCTGAGTAGTAGTATCATATCCGCTCCAAAAAGAGTGGTCGGTACCAAATTCTGAGTAACTACTGGGCACAACGTGATAGGTCTTCTTACCGTATAGATCATTTGACGGACAGTACTTGTACGTTGGTGATAAACGGCGGAAATAGGCAGCAGGACATGCCAAACCTTTGGTCATCGTACAAGCAGTTGCTTGATTCGATGTTAAAATAAGGAATTCAGATCGGAATTTTCTTCCTTTCTCTTCCAATTTTGCCATAGGTAAGACATAATCCACAGTAGAACATAAACTAATAAGTTCGGCTGTTGGATCATCCTTTTGACGATTCCCGGAGGACTCCATGTATGCGAAATCATCTATGATTGTGATAAATTGGCCATTATAACCATCCCAATGTTTTGTAGCCCCACTTCTTGTGTACACTAGAGAATCAAAATCTCTAGTAGACATTCCAAAGGCTTTAATTATCTTCTCTGCGATAGATCGCACCGAGAAAGATTTTCGAGCCCCAGGCAAACCCTCTAAATGGATGACTATAGGATCCAATCGTTGTTCACGATTTGGTATCCGACGGACATTACGGTTAATAAGACGACCTTTCAAGTCGTACTTTAAACCGCCATCAGAGCGTTTGGAAGTGTAGGTCGCATGATTGGAAGGCATAATAGTCTTATCTTCATAGCAATTTACAACTGCTTTACAGTAAGGTCGACAGAATTCTCGAATTTCGTCTAGTAAACTGATAGGCAGCTCCTCACATCTGGAGGACATCACTTCGTGATGTCGGATGTAAGCTTTTGTAATAAAGTCTTTTGGGACTCTATGACTTAAGGTCTTACATTGAAGAAGGTCCCAAAGTGTAACCAACTTCCTTGGTCGTTTCTCGATTAAACGAGATTTGATAAAGGGTTGATACACAGTAGGGAATAGATGATAAATGTTGATACATTTAAAGTCACCTTCTGGCTGTTCCTGTGACATGTATTTAGAGAAATTCCAACAAAGGATAAACTTAAAATACTTCACAAGGAGTGGCAAATCACTCACATACTCTTCAAAGAAATTCATCTTTTTGAAATATGCTAATAATATTGCTGGGTCAACTACACGATGGAACGATTTCTCGTACCAAAGTGTTAAACATTTAGCAAAACCTGATAGTTGTTGATCAAATTTTGATTGCAAGTTACGGTTCTTAGCATTCCGAGTCTTAATATACTTAGATTTGCTACCTTCGATTTTTGGTCGACGGGTGGCAGCTCCCGCTAAAATTTTATATTTTTGCGTAGTACATTATTCCTTTGGAAACTCAATAGATGACTAATCTAATAGAGTAAGGTCAGGGGGACGAAAGTCTCCCGGTTATCGCATTAAACCTCACGAAAGTGATGGCTG